TTGGCAGCCTCTGTATAATCCATACCCAATTCAGCGAATATACTATTATTAGATGTCCATCCATAAGTTTCTCTGTGCTTGTTTACTTTATAATTTTTTAAATCTAAATACTCTTCCGAATCAGGATCTCCAAATACAATCTCAGCAGTTCTTCTTACATTACCAGCCACAACACATTTACCAATCAAATTCATTATATCTACGATTGTCGTTACTGTTATTGGCTCTCCACTATTTTTTTCTAATACCTTTCGTATATCTTCGTGTACTTCTTCTAATGGTTCGTAACCACTGGCAACACCACCAAAACCACTAATAGGTTCACCAGCTGCTCTTATCTTTGAATAATCAAACTTCATCGGTGCCGTTCCATGAAAGTAACTTTCTAATAATAATTTTAAAGATTCCACCCAACCCTCACGAGTATCTGGTATCTCATAGGTTTGAACATCTCTGTTCTTATCTACACCTTTAACTATTATCTCCTTAGCACCTTTTGTATCAAAACCAACTCCAACACCCAACATACTGGCATCCATAAGAAAACAGAAAGGTTTAGCGTAATCTTCTCTTAGTGTTTTAGTTGATACAAAAGCACAATTGTTTAGGGCGGCATATAAACCCTTTTTCTCTGTGATAGGCGTTCCCATAGCCCACAGACCGCGACCAGGAGGCAAGAACTTCATAGTAAAAATACGCTCATACATATCTTGAGCACTTTTTTGAGCTTGCCACGGATTCCACCCTAATTGATGTGACTCAATCCAATTCATTTGCATCGTATAAGTCCCTTCGACCACACGTTGAACAGTTTCCCACCATCTTTCATTCTTTCCATTGTCTTTAATTCTTGAATAAGTTCTCATATAAACCAACTCACCCAAACCATTAAAACCAAAAGGAGCTTTTCTTCTTTTGTATTTATTTATAAAATTATCTGACAATGTAAATTTTTTCTTCATGAAACGTCCTTGATTTATAAATTATCACCACATATAAATATAATGCACACTGATACTATTCTCATTTTTTAAACACAAATATTGGTTCATATTTATATCCAGCACCCATTACACTTGATAATGTTAATTCGATTGTTTTCTCTTGTTTAAACCCTAGCTCTTTAGATATCCTAATGGTTTCCTCTTCAATGAATTTGTACTTTGGTGTATTTGCTATATTGATTAACATATACTTGTTACCCTTTAACCCTCTGTAGCAATTTTCAATAGTCTTCTGTAAAAATCCATTTACCCATTCATCCTTAGTTGGATACTTAACGTAGCTCTGTGTTTCTTCATCCGAATATTTTTCGGTGTCAAAGTAAGGTGGCGAAGTGAAACACAAGTCCAAAGACTCCTTCTCTGGTTCAAAAACTTCACTACCTAATTTATGTAATTCTACTGACTTTGTCAAGTAATTAAAATCTTTTTTTATCCTTTCCAATCCTTTGAATGTTCTACTTGATGGCTCTGTTCCAATATACTTTGGTCGTGAACTTGCCAGAAAACCAATCAACCTACCACCCCATCCACACGACATATCCCAAATGGTATCACCACCGAACTTCTCATAGATGAGTTTAGCAGCACTTGGTCGAAAGTTACTTACGGCTTGTGAGTTAGTGTGGATCTTTAGAATCTTTCTAATTGTATTATCATTTATACGATTGAATAATTTCCAACACTTTCGTATGGCACTTTTGAACTTTTCGTCACTCGTATAAATATCCATCGGTGTGTATTTTGCACCACCACATTTTACACTCCAAGCATGTGGAAAATAAGACCAAGCCAATCTCAATCCATGCATCGTCTGTATGATTTGATTATCTTTGAATATTGTGTCCACGTTGAATTTTTGCATCTTTCTCAAATGTTGATGTTTCTCACCCTCTCTGATTTTGTAGTATGGAAACCCATGTTTTCTATAATATTGATAAACAATTTCTACGCCAGTATCTATGTCGTAATTATTTATATCACTGAGAATTTCATAAAACCTAAGATCAGAATCTTCATAACCAAGATAATCTGTTAGAGTTTTTCTATTACTAATCACTCATCAAATCATCATAACGAGCAGACAACATCTGTTTCGTTTGATTATCCCTATTTCTTATCTTCTTTTGAACCTCTTTACCTTGATCGGATGTGGATTCAAATATCTCTATCTTACCTATGTTGGTGTTTATCTTTGCTGGAAATGTCAAACCATCAGGACCAAATCTATTCTTAATCACATGGAATCTACCTGTGTTCCCTATTTTATCCTCTACTTTACGAGACAAGGACATTACGAAGTCTGCTGTCATAACCTTTGCATAACTTTCTGCCACCTTTGTCGCTTCTATTACATCTTCATCTAATGCACTTCTGTTTGCCTGACTTGCCGTCCATATCGGAACCTGTAATTCACCAGCCAAACCTCGTAAGTCCTCGTAAATATTTCCAAGAGCATGTCTCATTTCTGTCGTCTTGTTCACATCCCTCATGATGTCAGCATAATCAACCAACACCATATCTATATCATTTCCAAATGATGTTACCTTTTTCAGATGAGCACCCAACGTATTTACCGTACATGCTTTTGTTGGGTAATACTTAATCGTTAGTTTACCATCTAGATCGAATATTTTTTCTTGTATATCTTCTTTGTGATATTTTAAATTCTGATTCTCCACACCACTGAATATACTATCGTATCTCAACCCCACATAACTTTCATTCAACTCCAATGTGTAGTGAACGACATTCTTACCCTTAGATATGGCATAAGCACCTAAACCACTTAATACCCAAGACTTACCAATACCAGCTGGCGCTACAACCACACCCAGCTCACCAGCACCCAATCCACCTTGCATCAGTTCATTAATTATATCCCAAGGTGTTGGAGCAGTTACACGAGCAGTTTCAGAATATCTCTCTTCAAAATCCTCTAGATAATCATGACCAATATCACGTTCCATTCCAGCTTTCATGGCATCATCCACGATGACTTTTATCTGTTCTACATCACCATCTACCTCTAATATCTGTGCCGATCTCAATATCGCATCTTTCAAAACCTGTGTCTTATGAAAGTCAAGAGCTTTATCTTTGATATAATCTAACTCTTCTGACTCTAGGTGTTTTACTACCTCACGTAACGTATCAAGAACATTCTGTTTGAGTAAATCATTATCTACCCCACCAACTTGAACTTTGAACACGTCCATCGTCATCACTTTTTTGTATTTAGAATAATGTTCCTTTATCTCTTTAACCAACCATTTAAAAGCATCATTACCTAAATACTTTTCATCTAGTATGTCGTATATTTGTTCTAAAAATAACTTATCTGTTATCAAACATACGATGAACTTTACTTGAAAGTTAAATCCGTATTCCGATATATTTTTTTGTTCATTCATTGATTATTCCAATAATGATTTAGTTCCATAAATTCAGTTATCCAATTATCAAAATTTGGTATCTGTCCCCATAGCTTATCTTGAACTAATAACTTCTGTAGATTATACTTTACTATCTGTGGTTTCAAATCTCGTATAGCATCTAATATTCTTAATTTAGCATGATTATTGATATCAGGTTCTTTTAGTTGCATCAACAGATAATTTCTCTTTACAATCATTTCACTCTCTGTAATCATCTTTGATATTCTTGTCGATTTCTGTTTAGCAGAATCTAATAGGGTTTTTATGTCAAATGGTTTATCCTCAGATAATTCAGGATATTCTTTTACCAAACTCTTAGTGCCCACACCCCTTACTCCAGGTATGCTATCTGATCTATCACCATCTATCACCCTACAGGTTAAGACATTTTGTGGATAGATTCCAAACTCTTTTCTAACCAATTCCTTATCATATGTTATCTTCTTTGTCGGCGAATACATTTGAACCCTATCACTTACCAACTGATAGAAATCTTTGTCTGTAGACATTATGGTTATCTTAGAGTCTTTCAGTGCTGTATTTGTAGCATAGGCAATCACATCATCTGCTTCCAACCCATCAATAGATAATATAGTCAATGGTAGATTTTCAATATACTCCACAAGTCTACTCAGCTGTCTCTTCATAGCCTCTGCTTCGTTTTGAACGTTTATATCCCAATCCACCACACGATTCAATCTAGTTCTTACTTTCCTACCACCTTTGTAACCATCATATACTTTTTGTCTAGATTTAGAACCATGTTTACCATCAAATATAATAACACATCTCGTTGGTTTGAATTTATTTACAGCGAACCTAACAGATTTCAAGAATCCAATTAGTCCACCCACGTGAGAACCATCTTCATTTAAAGATGGATTTATCGAAAAGGCTCTGATGAATGTATTCAATCCATCTATTAATAGAGCATGATCATTTAGTTTTCGTCTTGTTGGCTCAGTAGATATTTCTTCTTTATACTCATTGAACCTTTTCGATAATAAGTCCTTGTTGGCTTTACTCATCCGCGAATTCATCAGATGTTGTGACATCATCGATGCCAAGTTTACCTGAATCATACTTTAGAATTGAAGCCTTACAGATTTTATCATAGATATATTTCTGTGTATCTTCATCAGCCATCAAAGAACCAAAGTCCTTAGATTGGAACTTATGTTCCTTTCCATCTTGGTCTTCTAGTGTATACCAAGCACCAGCTTGTTTGATCAAATTATGACCTTTCAACACTTCCAACCAACTACCAAAGTCATCAATACCCTTATCAAAGTATAGTGAAAAGTCAGCACTTCTCAGTGGTGGTCCTAACCTATTCTTGATAACTTGTGCTCGTATCTTGATACCGATTGTATTCTTCTTTGTGTCTTTTATCTGTCCTACATTCTTCAATCTAATACGAGTTGATGAGTGAAATGGTAGAGCTTTACCACCTGATGTTGTCCAAGGATCACCGAACATAACACCAAGTTTTTGTCTCAACTGATTAGTAAAGATCAAACACACTCGTTGTCTAGCAATCAACTGTGTTATCTTTCTCATAGCCTTACTAATCACGATAGCTTTAGCAGTTGCCCAACCATCTTTGTCGAAATCGGAATCCATCTCAACCTTGGTTGAAGCAGCTGCCAAACTATCCACGAGGATTGTAACCAATTTATCCTTATCGGATTCTCTGATTTTAGCAACTATTGTTTCGATAGTATCAAATATCTCTTCAACAGTTTCCAAGTGAACATACAGCATATTCTCGGTATCGATACCAATAGCCTGTAAGAATTCACTTGATACAGCAGACTCGGTATCTATATAGACAGCAAGTCCACCTTTCTTTTGAGTAGAGGCAAGAGCGTGAGCTCCGATCAGAGATTTACCACTACCCTCAAGTCCATTTATCTCTGTGATTCTACCAGCAGCTAATCCACCATCTGGTTTATTTGATACGGCCAAATCCAATATGGTAGAGCCAGTAGAAATCCAATCAGTTACATCGGTTGGTGTTTGATCCACACCATCTAAGAAGTAAGCAACTTTGTGAGATTTAAATTGTTTGTTTAACTCCGAAGCAATAACTTCGGCTAATTGATCTTTATTAGACATATGTTCTCCAAAAACCGACAGAGGTAGCAGGCAAAAGGAGGAAAACCCACCACCTCATTATGTCGGCGTTAATTAAGAGTTAAATAACTTATCGAAGTCATCCTCTACATTAGAAGAAGCTTGAGTGGAAACCATTTCTGGTTCTTTCTCCGTAGTTTCTTCAGCAGCAGATGGATTTAGAAAGTTCTGTAAATGACCTTTCAACTCGTCAAATGATGGTTCATTATAGAGTTCGACAATATTAGGCTGATTGGTGATTAAGTTCTGACTTAATGTAGCATCCTCAACCAATGCTGTCTGATTTGGTTTCACACGAATGGTAGTTTTACCATACTGATTACCAGCTTCAGCAGCAGTTTGTCTCTCCACAACAATGTCACGACCAGTCATGACATCGGATATATCACCGTAGTCAGGATCTGCAATAATACCAAGTAATTCTTGATATACTGTTTTACCAAATCCCCACCATTTTACACCTTCGGTTTCTTCTCCACGAACAACGACAGGAGCAAATGTCCTCATCTTTGGTTCGATTCTCTTACCTTGAATCCATTCATCTTTATCGCCAGATGATTTTAACTTATCGGCAAACTGTTGAACGGGATCAGGTCTTCCAAATGAAAGTGGTGAAAGCACTGTCTTATTAGGAACAAGACTATAATGAAAGAATAATTCTACAAAAGGATTATCCTTATTTTCAGTAAAGGGAGTAATTCTAATCTGTGACTTTCCTGGTTGTGGTTTCCAAAATGAATTAGCAGTAGAGGAA